AGCAGTACCAGAGGTCACAGACACCAAGGTGTGGATGTTATCGTAATCACCAATCAAAGCGCGAGTAATACCCCCAGTAGGGATGTCAGTACAAGCGTAGGTAATTCCAGAAATAGTTACAGAACAAGCCATTTTTTATATAAATTTTAGGGTTAGTAAGGGGAGGACAAGCCTCCCCCAATTAATTATACAGTATAGTATACAATCTCAGAACCCTTCAAGTAGGAGAAGCCCAACTTGAACTGACCCCAAATCTTATCAGAAGACAACTCAGATTCGTACTTCATATCGATAGCGCGAACATCATTGTAGTCGTCAGTCAACATAACCACGTTTTCAGGAGCAGAGATGAAGAACTTGTTAGCAGCCAATGAAGGGAAGTGAACAACTTCCATACCATAGTAGGTAGGGATGTTACCTTGAGCAACACCTTCTGGAGTAGTTGTATACAAGTTAGCCATAGCGATTTGGTAGGCTTGAACAGCAGCAGTACCCATAAAGAAAGCGGGCTTGTACTGGCGGTCAGCATCACCATAAACAGCAGACAACATAACAGCACTCATCGTTTGGTAAGCGTCCTCCAACTTGTCAAGGATGTTAGAAGGAGTCAAGGCAGCAGCACCAGCAACGTCAAGAACGTCAGCATCAGCAGCCATCTCAACAGTCAACTCAGAAGCAGCAACTTCCAAAGCCTTCTCAGCAGACAACTTAGCGAAATAAGCGAAAACCCAATCCTTGAACTCTCCGTCCATAGTCTCTGGGTTGTGCTGACCTTTCTTCAGCAATACAGAACGATAAGTAGCTTCAAGAACATCTTTACAGTTCAAGAAAGACCACTTGTAGGTCTCAACAGTCATCTCCTTATCTGCGATAGAAGCAGCAGAAGCACCATCAAAAGCACAAAGGTCGCTGCCGAAAGTCAAAGAAGCAGCGAAGATAGGAACATTAACCTTAGATTTAACACCGTCAACAAGACGGAAACGATTCAAGACACCAGCAGACTTGACCATTGTATCAATGAACAAGTTAGGCTGTAGATTGTGCCAAGGAATAGAAGCAACAGAAATACCCATTTTATTTTATTTTTAGAAAAGATTTACTTTTAGTAATTTACAATTAATATAATTTTTTGCCGAAGAATTTGTCAATCATATTGACTTTGTCGAGGCTTATAGAACTGAAAGAAATTACTTTCTCTTCTTGTGCTACTTCCTCGCTACCTTCTTGCTCAAACTTCAAAGCCTTCTCGGCTTCCTCATCTTCGCTAGAAAGTTTTTCCTCTACAGCAGCTTCTTCAGCAACTTCTTCTGACAATGCCTCAACGATAGGTGCTTCTTCAGCAACCACCTCTTCAACAACTTCAGATTCAGCGACAGGCTGCTCTTCGGAATACATTTGCTTTTCCTCATCCTTGTCCGCATCGACACTCATATCTTGAGGAGCGTCCGTTGAAGCGGGGTCCTCCATCATACCGATGTGGTTTTGGATAAGTTCAACAGCCTTCTTCAAATCCTCGTATGCAGCAAGACGCTCTTCCGTTGAAATCATTGTTTCCAACAGAACTTCATTATGCTCTTCAAGTTTCTGGATTTGGCTATTGAGTTTTGCGACTTCAGCTTCGTACTTGGCTTCAATTTTGCCAAGCTCTACGCCAAATTTAAACTCACTCATTTCCTCTTGTTTAGAATTTTTAATATCAGCTTTAATCTCAATAGAGAAACCATTGATTTCCCCATCTTTGATGGATGACCAAAGACTCTCGTCTTCAATCTGAGCCTTAACGAATACAGTTCCATCGGGAAGGTCGTATCCATATTTGCTGCTTTTATCAGCATCGGATTCTTTCTTCCAGATTTCTAGCATTGTAACGCCATCAAAATTTTGGTCAGTATGCTCAATGTTAAACAAGTTAAACTTGCCGTCCTTTGAGTACTTGTACATAATATCGTCAATCGCTTTCTCAGTAAAGCGAATATAGTATTCACCCACATCGCTATTCCTGCGATAGATGGGTTTATTTGGAATCATAATAGGACCGACTACCTGTCGCTTATCCTCATCCTTGAAGAACTCGATCTTCTCATCTTTGAAGTGGATGAAGTTCTCCTCAATGGCGGGTGCAGCAACTAAGGAGATACGGAACATTCCGTTCTCTGAGTTGATGTCTCCTAGGTCAATATCGTATAATGGTAAGTCCATCTTAATTTTTATATTTTAAAGACCAATTCCTTTTAGAAACTCATCTTTATTGACTGGTATTCCGTCTTGCTCAAATTGTTTTAATTGCATCATAGCAACTTCAAGTCGATTATCTAAATCGCGAATCTGCAAAAGCATATCCATAATACCATCAATCATCTCTTTGTCTGCTGGTCTGGTATGCGCGGACATATTTTGATTGCGGATAGACTCAGCCTTTTTAATGGCCCAGTTCACTCCGCTTGTTCCTCCCCAAATAAGCCAAGCCACATATCCTCGGTCTTTCCAAGGGGTCTTAGCAAACTTCGGGTCTACTGTACTGTTTGAACGGTGGCGAGCAAAGGCAGCCATTCTCGCAATCGTACTATAACTTAGGGCCTCTCTATTAGCCAACTGCCTTGCTCTTGTCCACCCAACGATAGTCCCTCCCTTAACTTCACTTCCATACTTCTCCTTCCAATCAATTGCTTTTTTAGCATTGTTGGTGGCAGATACTGGTTAATCGCTATAGGTTTTAGCCATCTACTTAATTTACAAGAATTTTATCTTTAATGTAGCATATACAACATCATCGTACACAGTCCCTTCTAGAGACTCGATTACGAATTCTTCGCCAGTAGATGTGAACTCAAATGTTCTTGAGTAGTGATAATTGTTGGTTAGCCAAGATATTGGAACAACTGCATTAAACTCCATACTCGTTCTTGTATTGGCTGCAATCCTATCAAGACCCGTATAGTATGTGTAGAATGCTTGAGCATTACCTTCTCTGTTTGCAAAGCGAAGAGTCCCAGAAGTTCCCGTATCCGCAAAGACTCCCTGCATCGTTATGTTTGCAAGTAAATCGTATTTTAGTGTGTCTACAACTTGATTGCTAGATGGGAATGCGGTTAAATATGTTATCCCTAAATATTTAGGATATCTAATATTTGTATTATAATTTGGACTTGACAAATATCCAAATCTAAGGCCAATTGAATCATAGTCTCTGATTTCATTTGTTATAAATCCAGCCTCATTTTCTGTTATCCCTTCTTTCTGTAGTAGGTCCCAGTTCTGTTCAATAGAATCACCACAAACCGTCTTATTAATTGGATTTATTAATGCGCTATTTAATTGAAGACTTAAATCTCCACTTCCAGATGCGTCAAATATTCCATCATAAGATCCTACAGCAAGGCCATTTGGAAACTTATCATATAGTCCGCCAAAGTCCTTATTGAGGAGTTTAATCTTATTATATGGTAGTCCAGCAGAATAGATGGTGTATGCGTTGATATCATCTAATTGTTGGTCAATTGATAAATTCAATCCTGAGCGCATATCTTCCATCGTGTCTAGGTAGAACTTATCATCGCTGTAATTGTAAACTAGAGACAGCCCAAAGCGGTTTACAATCTCAATAAACATATCATATGGGCTGTATGTGCTTGCAGTCTCCAATGAAAGTTTATATTCAAATTCATCTTCTGGCAAGGCCGCTAAAAAGAAATCATCTGTAACGACACGAATATCAAGATTTGAATATGTATAATCAAATACACGCATCTTCTTGATATCATCATAATAAACATTTTGAGTGATGCTTGAGTTATGTGCGTGGTTCTCCATATAGCAATCTAAATATCCAGTCATCTCCATCTCAAAGGAGATTTGATATTTGTTAGATGCGGTGAATTCCCTTACCTCTTCAAGGTACGCTGTAAATGACTCAAAATATAAAACATTATCTGGCGCGTGGTGCGGTCCGCCACTATGGTCATCGTGGTAGTCAATTGAATTTACTGGCTGTTCTATTGCCACTGGCTGAAGCTCAAGGATATCTCCATTTGAATCCTTTAATGGCAAACGATATCTTGGCACTCCAGATTCCCAAAGGACAATAGTCGGAATAAAATAAGCCTCAGCATAAGATTGAATTGTCTCAACAACATACGGACGAGTATACGTTCCATCAAAATAAGATGTAGAGTATACACATACACGCATATCATCTATAACGCTTGATGTCGCTCCACCGCCAAATGTTATGCGACCATTAAACCCTGTAGAATAGGCAATAAATCCACTACGGTAGTCTATGTCTGCTACTCCTATGTTTGCTGGAGTCTTGAATTCGGTTCCGTAATTGTACTCATCAATAGACAGAGTCGGGTCATAGTTTGTTGGGATGTATGGCGTATAATCCCCAGATACTAAATATCCTTCAACATCCCAATCATTATCGCCAACTATCTGGCTTTGATTTTTATAAATATTTGACGGGTATGGGGCCAGATTTAAACTCTTCTGGTCTGCTGTATTAGAAAGTAAGCGAGAGGGATACAGCATATATAGGTCTGAAGAATCCCAAGACGATAAAGTTGGAAACTCTGTTCCTCCGAATCTTGAGACATAGTCAAAACCCGCTGCACCAAATAATCTACGAATAAAATTCTGTACGCTAAGTGCTGGCATCAAGCCAACCTTTCTATCTGTCGTACCCCAAGCGGTGAACTGACGAGCATTATACCCATACTTCTCTTGACCATTGTCAAAGTCTACATATGGAAGCTCTATGTCTCTTCCCGCGTAATCTTGCTCTACCGTAAGCCAGTCGTAAACCGATTGAACTGTTTCTGAAATGACATCACCGTAGGTCCCATCTATAGCGGAATTATAAACGCCTCCAATGCCAAGCTGCTTAATAGATTGGATAAACAAAAGCGATTTGTCGTTAAATTCACAATCAAAGTAAGGTTCTGATGCGTTTACAACCACAGACTTTGGAGCAACGATTCCTTTTGAGACTACATTGCCGTTGCTATATAACACAAATTCAAAAGTCTTATTGCTAAGATTGCCGAACTCTGTTGTGTAATCGTACCCACCAAAGATTCCCCTATTCGTTTGAGTGTATGGCAGTTTGTTATCAAACTGAAATGGATACCTTAATTCACCGACATCCTCAGAAGAATAAACTTCTACGTTTATTGAAATCTGATAGTCTGGGAATAGGTCGGCATCTATGCCATCAATTACTAAACGATAATTCATTTTGCTGCGATTCTAAACTCTACAGAATTCTTAAAATTGTTATTGATTGAATCAATTGTATTTGTCTCTACAGCGAGGCTATATGCAACCCCATCAATATACGAACAATCATCTACAATGAATAAAGGATTATTTTGAATCAACCTGTTAAAGTCTCCAAGATTTATTCGCTTCTTATTATTGATTGTAAGCGCATATCTATTAGTCGTGTTATACTTTATATAGCTCTGTGAGTAATATGCCTGTAGAACCTCTGTGGATAGCCTATACGAAGGAACATCAATAGTTACTCCTTCTGCAATAAGTGCTGCCTTTACATATACGGCAAAATCTCCGCTACCACTTGGAATTTCATAGATTCGGTCATCAAATCCACATTGACACTCTATACCAAATATATCTTGAACTACGCCTAATGTATTCTCAAACTTCAAAACATCTCCAATTGAGATGCCAGAGCTAATTCCTGTGCTTACTGTAAACTGTCCTTGAGAAACCGTAACGATACTTCCAGTACCAGTTATTGGCGAGCCATCCGCTACAAAATAATTAGCCATTAGATAAGTGTGTTTCTTTCTTTGATTTTACGCTCTGCTGAATTTGAATTTAAATCAGCGTTTGTTACATATGCTCGCACTGGCTTACTGCTGTTTTGCGCGATTGAGCTATTTGTCTCTGCAATGGCGCGAAGATACTGAAGTTGTTCGATTGATGCCTCTCTTGCAGTTGAACTTGCGCTTACAGCACCACCCTGTGCAAACTTAATTACTGCGCTTTCATTTTCATAGTTATACTTTCCACTCATCGCTGTTGGTCGTGTTGAGTTGTTGATGCGCTCAAGGACACTTCTATGCAGTTGTGCCGCTCGTTTGTTTACAACGAACTCCCCACCTTCCATCTCATATCCACCGCGACCCTGTACAGTAAAAGGAACGCCTCCTTCTGCGTGTGATGGCCCATCAACTATGCCACCTTCTGCGAACCTCTTTGGAATAAACTTACGCTGTGAGATAGCAGCAAGTTCTGCTCCATAAGCTGCTGTCGCCAAGGATCCAGAAATAATAGACTTGGCTATCAATGTTGCTGGGTCCGCTGTTCCGCCAATAATAAGTTTTGGAATAATAGATGCTATCGCCTGAAGATAATCAGTAGTTGCGCTCTGACGATCTCGCTTCTGTTCTGCATCAAATAATGCCTTTTCAAGTGTGTTCTCTTCTCCGACTTGCTTCCTTCTAAGCATATTCTTTCTATTGAGATACTCCTCTTCAGTAATCAGTTGATTATCAAGTTGGGATTTCAATATATCATTCTCAGCCTCATAGCGATATTCAATAAGGTCCTTCTCTCTTTCAATCCTATCCTTTGTATTTTCAAAGGCCACCTCATTAAATCTATCAAGTGCGGTTATTGCGGTTTTTAATGCTTCCTCAAGACCATCAACAAGGATTTCTCGCATCTGGTTCTTCGCATTATCTGCTACCCCTGTAGCACTATTCTTTACATTAAATCCAAGTTGATTGAGTCGCTGTTGAGCAATATCAATCGCATCAGACATAGGCTTCATAATCATTGCTGCCGTCTCTGATCCAAGAGCTACTTCAAGTGCCGCCTTTGTTGAGTAGTACTCACCAACCAAGGTGTCAAGATTATCCTTTAGCTTGTCGAACTCACGTTGTGATGCTTCCGCAAAATCTCTTTGACCTGTGATTGAGTCCCCATAGAATTCTTTCATTTGAGACATACTAATCTCAAACCCATCCATAACAGAATCAAGCTGTGCCAACATTAATGCTGCAACGTCCTGTGGAGTTTGCGACAAGGCATTATTGAAATCTTGAATGTCAAATAATATCTTCTCAAAAGACAATGAAAAATCATTAAAAGCATCTGGAAAATCTGCCTTATACTTTATTTGTAATTCATTGGTATCATCAATCAATACCTCTGTCTTTTTTGAGACCTGCTCAAGTGCGCTACTTGATTGCTCGTTGGCATCTTTAACGGCATTTGCAGCCTTAATCTCAGCCTTTGCTCTCTCTTCTGATGTTACTGCTCGTTTTAGCTCAAGTTGTTTTTCTTGCTCAATAGACTTTAGTCGCTCATCACGAATCTTTTTAATCTGACGAACCTCCTCTTTTAGTTCTGCTCGTCTTAACTCAATTCTATCTTTATCTAGTTTAAGTTGATTCTTGCGAGCTGCCTCCTTTTCCTTATCTATATCTTTATCTGTATCATTTAGGTCGGAAATGCTTTTCCGTACATTTTTATATCCAGAGATACGGCCTTCAAGTTGATTTATAAGAATCCTATTCCCTAAGATTCCTTTTGCTCGCTCTTCATCAAGTTCATCTTGAGTTTTTTTAATTTCATCATTCAGCTCTCGCTGAAGGTCTGTGGCCTCTTGGATGGCTTGATTGCTTCCTGGAGTTAAATTTTTAATTTTCCCAACAGTGTCTGCATACTCCTCCTCAATTCTGTTCCTCTCTATCGATACTTGATTGGATGTTTGAACTGCCAATGCTTGCTTTTCAAAAATTCCAGCAATACCCTTTATTGCAATTACATCATTCTCAATTTCTCCAAACTGAACTCCAGCATCTTTTAATGCATTATTTAATTTAAAAACCTCTTCACCGCTAAGGCCAAGGCCATCTCTTAGCCAAGTCTGGAATGTTGATAAATTCGATGTCGTTGCTTTTTCTAAAATACTAAATGCATCTGCATTAGATAGAACATTGCCCTTGAGTTTTATTTGAGCCATATTGACGGCATCAAAAGCATTTATAAGTTCTGGAGACTTTCCAGCTTGCCCAATAACAGAAACAGCCGATAGGATTGCGGAGGATGCATCAACAGTATTATCGCTGAGAAGTTCAATTGATTTACTCACTATATTAAAGCCACCTTCTTCTGCAAATACTTGATCTAGTAGGCGATACCCTCTTGCAAGTTCTTCTGAATCTTCATTCAATATACCAAGCAAATCCAAGAAAAATTCGGTGCTTGTGATTGTGTCACCAATACTTATTTTTAAATCTTCATAGGCACTTTTAAGAATATCCAATTGACCAGCAGCGGTGTCCATCTGTGACGCTGATGCCCTTAGAGATTCTGCAAATCTCTTATTCTCATTTCCACCTTCTTTGATGGCATCAATATTGTCAAGTATTGTAATAAGCTGTGCTGCTGCACGCTTTCCGACAAGGTCTGACGCTCTGGCTACGCTGATGTTTTCATCTGCTAATTTTTTAAGAGTGTCAATAAGGGGAACTCCAGATTCTTTTAAGTCAATAAAAATTCCACGCAAGCCAGTACCAATGCGGGACGCAGAAAATCCATTATCAGCAAGAGCCTCAAGATAGCCAGATGTCTCTGAGAATGTTAGTCCAACTTGAGAAGCAATTGGGCCGATGTATTGAATAGCCGTATTAAATGACTCAAGAGATAAAGCTGATGAATTGATTGAGGAGACAAGAGTTTGGGCTGTTGTTGACGACTCCGCTGCCGATAATCCAAACTGATTGCTTACCTTAAATACAGATTCACCAACGGTATTTAAATCAGCACCAAGAGCTTGAGCAGCCAATGAAATTGGCATAAGTAGGCTTGGTATTTCCGAAGACGTTGCACCAAGTTTGGCAAGCGATGTCGCTAATGCTGCAACTTGCGTTGCTGTAAATCGCGTCTGCACAGCGGATTGTCGAATTGATTCCGATAAAATCTTTGTCTCTTCTGCGTTTGCCGCAGTAATTGAGCGCAATTTCCCAATAGCATCTTCAAATTCAATAAATGATTTTATGGAACCTCCAATAGCTTCTTTTACTAAGTTAACTGCTGCGTATAAAAGTTGGTATATTCCAAGAAATTTAACAACATTACCAATAGCAGAACCCCAGGCCCTTAG